ATAATCTGACGTTCCACTGTTTGTTACTACGAATGTTCTAGCGCCCTCAGCACCTTGTGTGCCTTGCGAACCTTGAATACCAGTTGTACCTTGAATAGATTGTGGACCCTGTACACCTTGAACACCCTGTACGCCTTGGATGCCTTGAACACCTTGTACGCCTTGAGTACCCTGTGAGCCAGCTTCGCCACGAGGAACAAAGTTGATTAATGTTTTGGAAGGATGTGATGTGTCAATAACATCTGTTTGCCAATCGTTATTAGGCAGTCCATATTGACCTACATAAACAATGTCAAACCAACCAAATGTTTTGCCTACACCATCCCAAGTAAAGTTTGTGAATTCATATACAGCTTGGTGGTGACCACCTGGGCCATTGCCATCATCAAATGATTCAAGAACAATAAGACCCTTTGAGCCTGATCCTGCTGGAATGGTCTGTAACCAGTCGAACACTTCGTCAATATCATTAGTATAGTTATTTAAAGGAATGTCGTCAAGTGTTAAAACTGTTGCCAGAGTAATATCTGTGTTGTTCAATTTCCATTTGCTAGTTCCTGGGAATGTAGAAGGAGTTTGCTCGTTTAAGAAGTCCCACTCATATGTAAGACCACCGTAATGACCAACTGCACCTTGAACACCTTGATTTCCCTGTGTACCTTGTGCGCCTTGGAAACCAGCGCCACCTTGAACGCCTTGAACGCCTTGAATACCTTGAACTGACTGGATGCCTTGTGTACCTTGTGTACCTTGGATACCATTTGTACCCTGTGCGCCTTGTACACCCTGTACTGATTGTACACCTTGAACGCCTTGCAATCCTTGAACACCTTGTGTCCCTTGGAAACCAGTATCACCCTGTATTCCTTGAATTCCTTGCGTACCTTGAATAGATTGTGGACCTTGAACACCTTGGAAACCCAAGTCACCTTGAATACCAGTTGTGCCTTGAATGCCTTGAACACCTTGGACGCCTTGGAAGCCACGATCACCTGATATATCAAATGCTACGATACATGGTAGTGAAATATATGTACCTGGGTTAGAAGGTAAATCCTCAGCAACGAAATCTTCTTTTAGACCATTACCACTTAAATAAGTAACATCTAAATCAAAGTAATTGCCATCATCAGTAAGTCCCTGTATTGAGAATATCGCATACTTACTAGGATTATCACGTAATGTGAATTTCATATAACCTTTATTAGTAGAGCTAGATGAACCTATAGCGTTAAAGTAAGCTGTTAAATCAATATTAAATGTATCGCTATCAGCAATCCAAAGTTTAGTTGCACCAGTTAATGCGCCAGTATCGGCTGCTGGAGAATTGAATACCATAAATCCAGAAGTAGCTGGACTTGGTTCTGCAAATGTGTGTCCTACATTATATTGAACAACCATCCCTGAGTCATCGCCTGAGAAACCTTGGAAACCATAGTCACCTTGTATACCTTGAAACGCTTGAGGTCCTTGTACACCTTGAACGCCTTGATCTCCTTGAAGTCCTTGGATGCCTTGAACACCCTGTACGCCTTGAACACCCTGAGTTCCTTGTGTGCCTTGGATTCCTTGGATGCCTTGCACCCCTTGGATACCAGTTGTACCTTGGTAGCCCTGTACGCCCTGATTACCACGGAAACCACGAGAACCTTGGATACCTTCTTGACCGATTGTACCCTGTACGCCTTGGACGCCCTGATTACCATCAAAACCTTGGACACCTCTGAAAGAACCAACATTAACCCAGTTAGCTCCATCATAGACCCAAAGCTCATCGTCAGCCTCATCAATAGCCGCTTGCCCTGTAGTAGCAGATGCAAATGCAGTATTAAGAGTTGCTTGAGGATCGCCACCACTATCAACGTCTGGAACTGATCCAATTACGTCAAATCCTGGCCCATATGTGCCTTGCACACCTTGAACGCCTTGCACACCTTGTGTACCCTGTGCGCCTGTAGCACCAGAACCAACATCAGCCCATGCTGAGCCGTTTGATACGTAAATGTTACCATCGCTACCATAAGCTATAGCACCTGTGTATGGGGCTGGATCAAGTTGGATGGGGACTGCCTGCGGCTGACCCTGACCAATTATCCTACTTCCACTTATAGATTTAAACGGCATTATACATCATCCTCTTCAGATTGTCCTAGAGTAAATGATAGCGTTGCATGTACTGCTAAGTTGTCTGAACATTTTAATTCTAGCAGATCACCTGACTTAAAGAATTGACCGTTAAGCGGTAATGGGATAGTATCATATGCTGGGAGTTGCAAATTTCTAATGAGATAGAATTCAGCGTTAATATCTTCTCTGTGCGTTCTCACATCAACACTTACTGTATTCGCTGTGATATTGCACAAGATCAGAGGCGAAATAACTTCGCCAACGCCTGGTTCAATAGTAGTTGAACCCCCAAAGACTAGCTCTGGGACTTCATAATTTGGTACTTCAATCATTGTTTGCCAGTTGGTAGACAATGTGAAAGACTTGGCGACTGGTTTAGCATCAGGCGCTTGTGATGTTGTAATTGTTGTAATAGCCATTATAGAGATGCCCTTGAATTTGAAGCCCTTCGTGCGAGTTTTCTAACTGACGATGTGAATGGACGTCCTTCAATACGACCTGTTCTACCGTTAATTTTCAACCCTCTTGCGAAATACTGGTTGTTTAATTCGTCTGATCCAGACCATCTAATTCTACCGCCATCCTCTGAAAGGACAGATGCAGTAGCACCGATAGCCGCACCGATGTTTCTAAAGTTCAACGGTAGAGCGTTTCTGTTAACACCTGCCGATGCACCATTAAACTGGTGAGCAATAGATTCAACTAACGAACCAAAGACTAGGAAGTCTGGTGTAAGTACACTTTTTGTAAGTACGTTATCAATCAATTCTGTCACCATATTCCTATGTGCTTGGTCTGGAGCGATATTAGTATTTATATAAGTTTTCATCTGTTCCCAAGCCTTATAGAAAGAATAAAGCAGATCAGAGTTATTTGCACCAACAGTAACCCATGCTGTACCAGACCAGTGATAGATAGTTCCAAGATAGTTATTGTTATCTGGGTTCGCTCCACCTGTCGTAGGAATGATATATGCATCCCAACGTTTCATCCCAGTCAAAGCATCTCTAGCTGTTACGTTTGCAACTGTACCTTTAAAGCGTAGTTTTCTCCAATCAGTAAATGATGCTGGTGGGTTAAACACTGGGAATACGTGTTGTTGGTTAATGTTAAACAATGCCGCCGCAAACGATCTCATCGCTCTATCAGTACCTTCGATGTTATTTGCTGGATCGATGAATGAGAAGTCATTCGCCAAAATCTGTAGCAAGTTTCCACCATCACGATAAGTTTTAGGCAAATCGATAAATTTGTACTCAGAAGTAATGAAACGCTGAACTTCACGTTGCAAGAATGTTCTGTTGTTTCTTAGAATATCCTTAGCAAAGCTGTATTCTTTATCTGTGCCAATTACATAATTAGGCTCAGTAAGAGGTCCAAGGTTCTGTGATGAGTTGTTAAATAGTGCATTGTAGAAGATCAAGCCTAAATCATATGCTTGTTGTGCTTCAGCATCACCACCAACACCCTGTCTTACAACCTGTCCAGGTAGTTCACCTTTAACTGCCAATTGAGCAAGTTCACCGATTTTACGGTATGCTTTAGCAGTTGCAACACGCTGATCTTCTGGAATTCTTAGAATGTTATTCCAGAAGTAGAAGTCTGCATTCCATCTGGAAGCCGAGTTACCACCGTAGTTAAGGTCGTAGCTGAACGCATCCAAGATGTATACACTGTCTCTGCGACATTTAGCTTTGTTGTAATCAAGAACACTGAATTCTTTGTTAATCCATGTTGTGATATCATCACTTAGATTATCAAGATTGTCATCGATTTCTTCGCCCATCCAAATCAGAGAAGCATCTACCCAAGAAGTATCTGGCTCTTGAATATCAGGGATGCCATCCAAGCCATTACGACGGATTGCATTTTCGATAATTCTCACAAGCATTTGAACTGTAGTGCCTTCAGTCGCAGTTGCTGGTGTACCAACAACGTTTTGACCAGTAGCAGTTTCTTGTACAACTTTTTCTACCAACATACCCATTTCGTAGAAGAAATCGGCAGTTTGAGTTCTTTGATCGAATGGAAGAACACTTGTTGAATTGTCGAAGTACAAGTTAGCATTTAGCAATGATGCATAGTTTGTTCCGTATTGAACATCGTGTGATAGTGCATCAACGATAATACCGACATCTCTACGACATTTCTGCTTAGGATAGCTTAGACCGTTATATGTTTTTGAAATAAAGCTGATCAAGCCTTCAGTAAGAGTTGCTTTATTATCGCTAACAGTATCGATAGAAGCTTCGATTGCTGAGCCAACCATCCATTCACGATTTGGTTCAACGAGAACTGGTAAGTTAGTTGGGTTAGTTTGAGCAACAACGTTTGCAACTACTATTGCCAAGTCTTTAGCTTCTTTAGCAATGTAGCGTCTAGCTACAAGAGAAGTCTTGTCTTGTCTAATTGTATTTCCTCTAACTTCTACAACAGCACCTTTAGCCGCACTTACGAATGTATGTGCTTTCTGCGCCCCTGTACCACCAGAACCTGCATTTACAGTAATGGTTATATCAGAAATTGCATTAATTTTGATTGGGCTGTTATGTAATGGATCAGTTGTTCTTGGGTGACTGATTTCTACCGCCGCACCACTTGCATCTAAACAAGAGAATGTGAAAGAGTTAGTTGGGAACATAACGTAGTCGCCAACTTTGAAGTCGTGTCCACCACTAAGAGTGATAACCATTTCACCATCTAAAGCATTGTAAGTTGCTGAGTTTGGTGTGTAAACTCTACCTGTTCTCAATGGAACATCAATCTGACGGATCACATCATGTACAACTTGTGCCATGTGTGTGAATGCCTTCTTAGAAGCTTCTCTCTGTTCAAGAGGCAATACGTTTACGCCATCTTTAAAGTGAATCTGAGCATTATTCCAGATTGCGCTGTTGCCACCGTATTGGATATCGTGGCTGATTGCGTCAACCATATAACCTGTATCACGGCGACATCTTTCTCTGCTATACTCAAGATAAGAGAACCTATCTTTAAGGTAAGTAGTGATAGATGCGGCAAGTGTCGCTTTCTGATTTCCAATCAAAGTAGCTTCGTCGTTGTAATCGTAGTTTTCACCAGTTGATACTTCGATAGCTGCTGGGATGTTGATCAGCGAGTTATCAGTAATCAAGTCTGAAACTACAGACCACAAGTCTCTCGCTTGAGATGCGAAATCTGCGTTAACATTGCCAAATACTGCGCTTTGTGCGTACACATTGCCCGCTGTTGGTGTTACTGGTTGCTTAAGAAGAAGCGCTCTTGTAACAGTCGCAAGGTGAGCATAGAGAGCAACTGTAGGCGCTCTTTGTGCTACTGACAATGCTGAAAGTCCGTTTTCAAAATAAAGTTTAGCAACGTCCAACATAGCTGTGTTTGTGCCATGTCTGACATCATAAGTTATAGCATCAACCATGTAGCCTGTGTCTCTGCGACATTTAGCTTGATCGTATGTCAATGAAGGATAGTTAACATTTACCCATGCTGTTGCTTCTGCTTGTAAGAAGTCTCTATTGACTCTCATACCATCAGATGCATTCTTAGCAAATGCTTCTACTTGTCCAACACCGTAGTTGTAGTTAGTGCCATCAGCCGTGAAGTCATTTGTCATCACGTCGATAATATTGTTGAAGGAACCGTTTGCTCTAGTAAGTGCTACACCGCTTAGCTTTGCTTCGATGTCTTTTTGTATATAGCGGATTCCTTCTATCGTTTCAGCAAGCTGTTCCTCAATAACTTCTTGAGCGCCAGCCATACCGTTACGATATGCTTTGCCAACATACTTACCATTGTATGTGGAACCTGTTTGAACATCTCTTCTTACAGCATCAATGATGAAGCCCGCATCTCTTGCGCACTTTTCTTCATCGAATGTGTAGAATTCGTCCTCAACGAAAGCAACAACTTCGTCTTGGATGAATGTTCTATTTCTTTGTAGTGCTTCCCTAGCAAATGTTCTTGATGGAGACATAATAGGATTGCCTGTTACTGTTGGCAATTCTCTACGTTTCTTAAGAACATCGTCTTTAGAACCACCCAAACCTTCAATCTCTGGCTCATCGTCTACTAGGTCAGCTATGATGGTGACAAGTGCTTTACCTTCAGCCGCAATTGTAGCATTACCCGCAACATTTGAGAGATTTTGTGGTAGGATATTTCCCTTGACTTCTTTAATAGCATCTGCTAGTGCGCTTACGAAAGTGTGTGCGCCTGTATAAGACCCTGCCACACCAACTTGCAATGTGATGGTAGTTCCAGTTACAGAAGTAATTGGACATGCTTTGTTAAAGAATGGATGCCCTGCTTGTGGAGCCGCATCATTTTGTGGACCACTACCTGTATCACATGAGAATGTAATTCCAGATGGTGTGAACCAGATGTGATCATCGGAAGTTAATGTATGCGCTCCAATTGTTGCAACAAAGACGCCAGTTGTTGGGTCGTATGTAGCATCAGTTGGTGTGAATGACGCACCAAATACTGGAAGAACAACTTCTTCTGTGATAACATCTTCAACAACATCAGCAAGGTGTAGATATGCTAATCTTGTAGGCATACGCTGATCGTATGGCAAGATGTTAAGAGCCGCATCCCAATAGTAGGAAGCCGCATTAATTGTTCCAGCATTACCGCCATATTTCAAGTCTTCTGCAACTGCATCGATGATGTAGCCTGTGTCACGGTAGCATAGTGCTGTATCGTAACCAAGAGCATTGTACTCTTCGCGCAAGAAGTCAGTGATTTCTTGCTTGTATTTCTCTTTTGTTCCTCTGACCAACTGCGCATCTGTTTCAGTAGCGGAGTTGTATCCACCAGTAGGCTCAACAAGTGTTGGAATGTTTGTGATATCGTTAGCACGAACTACATCCGAAACGATTTCCCAAAGTTCTTGTACTTTAGCAGAAACTGCTGGCACAGAAGCTTTTCTGAATGAGTTTGCTGTTGCACTCACAAATGTGTGTGGCTTAGCATAACCATTCGCACCACCAGCATTCATTGTGATGCCAGTAGCCGTTACCGACAAGATTTCTAGTGGTGTGTTAAACCAAGGATCAGTTGTTCTTGGATGACTAATATTAATAGGTGTAGGATCAACATCTGATGTTGGGCAAGAGAATGTAATACCTTCTTGGTCAACAATGATGTAATCTCCAGCAACCAATCTATGGACACCAATCTCTACTGAGAAAGCACCAGATACTGGATCGTATGAACCATCTGTAGGTGTATATGTAGGTTGCATAGTTGCATTACTTACACAATCAGCCGTTGCACTTACGAAAGTATGAACTTTGTCAACACCAGCAGCACCAACATTCATTGTGATCGATGTTGCATCAACGGCAGTAATTACTACTGGGGTGTTGAAGATTGGATCAGTCGGGCGTGGATGACTAATGTTGATTGGCGTAGGATCAACATCTGATGTTGGACATGATAATGTAATGCCATTTTCTGCAATTACAACTCTATCACCAACAGCATATGTGTGTGCGCCGATAGTAAGGTTCATAACTCCTGTTACGTGATCGTATGTAGCATCAGTAGGAGTGCTAAGAGTGTTAATTTCTCTTGTTTGTGTTGTTACAACTTGCAACGGTGTGACTACTTCGTTTCTTACGATTTGACCCATGATGTGAGAAACAAATTCGAATGTTTCCGCTGTCGGAGTTCTTTGATCCTCAGGAAGGATACCAACCGCCGCATCGAAGTAAAGTCTTGCGTTTTGTGCTGTAGCCGCATTCGAACCATGCTGTACATCCCATGAGATTGTGTCAGCAAAGTAACCAACATCACGCTCACATTTCGCAACATCGTATGTAAGATCAGGGTGGTTAGCCGCAATCCATGCTGTTACTTCGTCTTGGATGAATGCTTTGTTAGCTTGGATAGCCGCTTTAGCTTCATAAGCTTCGTCAGAAACCCATGTTGTACCATAGTCGAGTGCATCAGCCGCTACTTTATCATTCTGCATGATGTCGATGATTTCATCGAATGCCGCATTTGAACGAGAGATTGCTGTAGCATCTGTCATGTCGCCAGCTACTTCTGCTTTCAACCAATTAAATGCCGCTACTGTTTGTGTCAATTCGTTTGCAATTACAGATTCTGCTGAAGCATTACCAGTACGATATGCAAGACCTGAGTTTACTGCGTTTACGTTCGAACCTGTAATGATATCTCTTACAACTGCATCAATGATGTAGCCTGTATCACGTTGACATAGTTCTTTATTGTAGACAAAATATTCGCTTCTCAACCAAGCATCAAGATCATTTTGGATGAATGTTTTGTTAGCCGCTAGTTGTCTAGCCGCATATTCACCTTGTGTAGTCGCAGTGACTTTAACAAGACAGTCAGCTTCAGCACTAATGAATGTGTGTACACCTGTGTAAGTCCCACCATCACCAACATTGACAGAGAATGTATCTACGTCAGTTACTGTGATCATCAATGGGAGATCGTATGCAGGGTCACCAATTCTTGGATATGTAGCTTCTGCAACGCCGCCATTATCACAAGAGAACTTGAAGCTGTGAGGCTTAAGTTGAACGTGATCACCAGTAGCAAGACCGTGTGCTGTTGCAGTTACAACGAACGCTCCATCATTAGGATTGTATGTTGCACTTGTTACTGAAACGATTTCTGGTTTCTTAGCTGGGTCAGTCCAATAAAGACCGTTAGTGTCGATGCAATCGGCATCTGCACTTACAAATGTGTGTGCCGCTGAGTATCCACCTGCGTTACCAACATTAACAGTGATTGTTGACCCAGTTACGCCTGTAATTCTTACAGGAGACTTGAAGCAAGGCTCACCTTCTCTTGGATGGCTGATTTCTACTGTTGTTCCAGCTTCTGTGTTTGCACAAGACAATGTGATGGACTTAGGGGCAATTGTAATCCACTTACCTTCTGGAAGGCTGTGCGAACCAATTGTCAATGTCATGTCACCACTTACTGGGTCATAGTCAACATCTGTTGGTGTTACTGTGCCTGTGTACATAGTAGCTGTTTTGATGCCGTTTGGCAATGCACTCACGAATGTATGCACACCAAGGTAACCACCACCGTCACCAACATTAACTGTAATAGTTGTAGCAGTTACTGAGGAGATTGTCAATGCTTTTTTGTATGCTGGGTCTGTTGCTCTTGGGTAAGCCGCTTCTCCGATTACACCTGCATTATCGCAAGAGAATGTAATGCCACCCTCTTCGATTATGATTTTGTCACCGATTACAAACTCGTGCGCCCCAATAGTGATCTCTGTGATCCCTGTTGCTGGGTCATAAGTAGCTGTCGAAGGAGTGAATGTTCCGTTAAGAACTGCAACTTCTTGTACAGAACCTGCCTTCGCTCTTGCGAAAGTATGTACGCCTGTATAACCACCTGCATTACCAACATTCATTGTGATTGTAGTATCAGTCTTTGCAGTGATTGTCTGTGGTGTTCTATAAGGTCCGTCAGTAACTCTTGGGTGACTGATGAAGATTTCTTCGCCAGTTGCAGTATTCGCACAGCTAAATGTGATGCCTTCTTTTGCAAGAAGAACCTCATCACCAACCTCAAAAGAGTGGTCTTGAATAGTCACAGAGAATATGCCAGATACTGGGTCGTAAGATGCGTCTGTAGGTGTATATGCTTTACCTTCAGTTTGCATAATGCCCATAAACTCATCGAATGAGTCATTAGAACGTTTGATCGATGCCGCATCTGTAAGGATATCGGCAGTCTCAATTTTTAGGTGTTCAAATGCACCCAATGTCTGAGGTAATTGTTCGTCAAGTAAGAATTCGGATGTTTTACCACGATAAGCTTTTCCAGATTGAATTGCCATGAAGTTGGAACCAGTCAGCATATCACGTTGGATAGCTGGCATGATATATTCATTCGTGTCACGCTGACATTTAATGCTGTCGTACATGAAGAAGTTATCATCAGCCCAATCCATCATCGTATCTTGGATGAAGGATTTGTTGTTCTGAAGTTGAATACGTGCGTTTCTTTGATCCAATGGAATAGATGCATCATTACTGAATGTGATCTCTTCACCAACAACAGATACTGCGTTGCGTGTTGCTTCCACAAAAGTATGAACACCTTTGTATCCTGTTGTGCCAGTGTTGACAGTAATCGTGTCTAATGTCGTAGCAATAATAGGAACCGATGATCTATATGAAGGATCAGAAGGTCTTGGGTGGCTAATTTGAACTTTGTTGCCATCTGTATCACAAGTGAATGTGAAGGAGTTGTCAGCAAATGTTACTGTTCTGCCTACAGTCAATCCATGTCCTTCTATCGTGATGACAAACTCACCAGTAGTTGGATCGTATGTAGCATTAGTTGGTGTGAACTTAGAACCATTATTAGCAAGAATATCTACAATTGTGTTGAACTTAGAGTATGCTCTTGTCGCACCCAAAGCAGAGTTTGCTTGGATTAGATCGTCAGTTGTTTTGCGAAGTCTTTCGTATGCCGCAACTGTTTCGTTTCTTTGGTTGCCAATTACAGCCGCACTTTGCTTGAAGTAGTAAGCATTACCTGCTGTTACAGAGTTGTAGTTGGTGTCTAGGATAGAGTCCCACTTAACTGCTGGCAAGATGTATTCTTCGATGTCACGAGCGCACTTGCCACTATCGTATGCAAAGAATTCATCGTTATTTTCGATCCAATCAATCATACCATCAATGATAAGGTCTTTGTTGTCTTGGATGTTTACACGAGCATATTCTTTTGTTTTGTTTTCGTCATCGTTGTAATCTGTCCAGATAATCGGGTTAGCCGCTTCTTCGCCATTCTTAAGAATGTTTAGAGTCTCATCCAAGGATGTGCTAATACGATTTGTTACGTCAGCGGATGCGTTTCCGAAGATATCAAGAATACCTTCTTTAAGATGTTCAATAGAACCTACTGTTTCTGTAAGTTGCTCAGCCTTGACCACTTGTGAGATAGGAGAGCTATATGTGATACCACTCAAACGACCCCAATAGTTACTACCTGTCGCAACATCAAAACCTGTGTTGTCGATGATAATACCTGTGTCACGGAAACACTTGTCTGCGTTGTAGCCTTGGTAACCAAGTCCTGGAGCGCCATCAAAACCTGTAGTTGTGTTAGCTGTTAGGAAGTCTACCATGTTATCAAGGATATCGTCTTTTGCATCCATGATTGCATCAGCAAATGTAGTGTTAGCGAAGAATAAGTTATCATCACCTTCTGCTGGTCTAATAATAGTTGTAGAGCCTTTAGCTCTCATTGAGATGTCACCGAACTGTGTACCAGAGTTGTTCAAAGTCATCTGACCACCATTAAGCGCAAAGAACGCTTGGCGTGTAAAGATTGACAAGGAACCAATACCGTTAACACCAGCACCGTTTTTAGCAACGTAACCTGTACCGTTTTGAGTACGAGGCGTGAAACCAAAACATAGTACGTATGTGTAGAGTGAGTCTGTGTCTAGCAATGCTCTGTCTGCAAGTAAACAACCACCACCACGTCCAACTGCCCTGTTAGGGAAATCGTCAATACCGATGCTTTCGATAGTACCTGTACCACCACGTTGGGCGTAAAGGATATCTCCAACTTCTACGTTACCTTTAAGGTTACGAACATAGATTTGTCTGTTGCTGTCAATATCAGCAATGTATGAAATGAAACCTGTAGCACCAGATGAGAATGTTACTTCGTCATCAATTTCAAATTGGTTTTGTGCTGAGTGTCCAGCAACCAAATAGAATTCTTGTCCAAGGTCGAGAATACCACCTTTAGAGTTGAATGGGTTTAGTGTTGGTTCAACATCAAGACGGTTAAAGTTAGAAAGCTGTGAACTATCTCGAATGTATGGCGAACGTCTTAGCAACGCACCTGGGCGGTAAGCAATAGCGAAACCACCTTCTGGATAATCAAAGTTATCAACTTCAAAGTCCATATATGCGAAACCTTGAACGTAACAACCAGAACCAACTAGAATACCGTTTGTTCTTTCGTATCCTGGTTTCTTACGAATTACTGTAGCGTACTGACCTGCGGTAGATGTTAATGCACAATCATCTGGAAGAACGATTGGCTCATCAACATAGTATGCGCCTGGACCGACTGAGATGTGGACTGCGTTGTCGATATCGTTACGGTTTACATCACCACCTGCTTTTTCAATAGCAAGTTCAGAGGCACGTGCAAGGGTTCTGACAGGCTGTAGGATAGTTCCTGGATATTTGTCATCACCGTCAACAGCAACGTGAACTTTAAGCGCTTTTTCTGTGTTTTTAGAAACTTCGTTGTAAAGCTGACGATAAGTCATCTTTTCAGTTTCGCCAGTTTTGACGTTCTTCAGCGCAAAATAGCTGTCTTCGTCTAGTTTAGGCTCAAATGTTTTTGTCAAATTCATGTCGAAGTCAATTAGCTCAGAGCCTTCGACTACTGAGTTAGCAACTGTTGAGTCTGTAATAGCACCGCCATCAAATGTAGACTTGGTTGCGTCTAGCCCTGATGCAGACGAACTTGTGATTTGCAAGTTCTGTGCAACCACACCGTCCATCGTACCTTGGAATTCTGAATTAGCAATAGTAGAGTTCTGGATAGTGCCTTGGTCGATAGTGGTGTTTGTAAAGATGTTATTGTTGCCTGTTCCATCAGAGAAGTCTGAGTTAAGAAGAGACATATTGTTTGCAGAACTGTCATTGATAATAGAACTTGTCATTACCATGTTGTTTGCAGTAGAGTCGATAATAGAAGAGTTACTTGTTACAGTATCCCAGATAAGACCATTTGCGAAACGTGAATTTGTTATCGTAACGTTATCTAAGTCTGTGTCGCGGATATCACCATTAGAGAAGTCTGCGCCAACAATAGTTGTATTGCCAGAAATTGCTGTGTCACGAATTGTGCCGTTAGAGAAATCAGTAGTGATGATAACTGAGTTTGACATCAGCGCATCTTCAAGTACGATCTCATCGATAACGACGTTTGTGAGAATTAGGTTGTTAGCAGTACCGCCTTCAATCGAAACGTTAGCAAAACTCGAATTATCAATCTGAGAGTTGGTAAAGATGTTATTATTACCAGTACCATCAGAGAAGTCAGAGTTTAGTATTGCCATGTTGTTGGCAGAAGTATCAAGGATGGTTCCCTGATCTATAGTAGTGTTTGTAAAGATATTGTTATTACCAGTACCATCAGAGAAATCAGAAAGACTGATCTCCGAAGATGTTATGGCAATATTGTTGGCAGTAGAGTCCACCATGACAACAGCATCAATATTAGAACCTGTTACACGACCACCGTTGTATACAGAGTCAAAGATTTCCACACTTGTGAGGGTGGAAGATGACATTTGCACATTAGAGATAACACCACCTGTGATGGTGATCCTATTGAATATTTCATATTGTAACGCTTGAACGAGTTCTTTGCGTGTGATGTTTTTTGTACCATCATCGCCCTGTATCAGGTTTACAACAACAAACAAATCTTCTGATCTGGTGTTTGCGCCTGTTATCGGACCTAGTTCTGAAATCAACGACATTCTGCGATACCCTTATCTTTTTTTTCTTATTTCTTTTATTTATAACAATAAGCTTTGAAGACTGCCTTAATTTTGAGGTTTAATCCCCATTATCAAGTAAGCTTGGTCTTTATTTTCTTTCCTTGAGAAAGTGTATCTGGCATTTATTGATTTTGCTAAATCTACAATTTCACTAGGACCATTCCAAAATTCTTGGTCAGTATTAAATACTTCTTTATTCTCATCTACGAGATTAAATTCCGCATCGTAATACTCTACTTCGAAACATTCCGCTTCGTGATTTCGCCAGTAGATTTTGGAACCAAGGACTTCGCCATTTTGTGGGTTTACATAGTACCCACAACCTTCGATTTCTGTGCTTCCAGTTGTATTTATATCATGAGTGTATACCCTACAAGATTTATCTTCTAATGCTGTCAAATCAACACCGATGTGATGAATACGCCCATTTATAGTCTCATATATTTCTTTTGATAACGAAAATCCACAAAGTTTCTCGAACAATGTAATGTCGTCATCACTATTTACGTGTATAGCACATGTGACGTGCATCTTTTCGCCACGACGTGTAAAGAGAAATCTCCAAACCCTATCCTCTGGGACAATATCGATTGCTCTGTCTAATTCTGGGTAAAAACCCTTTAATTTTTGGTAAATGCTCATCTTATCCCTAACTTATCAATGTAGGTGCTAACGGAGCGCCACTGTCATTTAGCTTAAACGAATATGCTCTTCTCAATGTGTAATCAGCCGCGTTATTATTAACTCTTGAAGGTTCTAAAATTTGCGTCCAAGGATTACTATTTCCATCTGTCGAAACTTTGTATCTTAGATATCCCGGAACACCACTAGCACCTAGATGGTTACCGAAACCACTTTGCTGTGCGCCACCAGCACCAACCATAAGAACGTATTCAACGCCAGTATCTATTTCTATTGTTTGAAGGCTTGTTGCGCCTGCAGAACCACCAGCCCCAGCTTTACCTGCATTGTCTCCACCACCATACGAAATGATACCAAAGAAACTACCACCAGAAGAACCTAAGTCACCGCCGCCACCACCGCCACCAGAACCAAATTTTGAAAAATCTGCTGCTGGAGCGGCTGTATTTAATGCACCACCTACGTTACCACCAGTACCAAAAGAACCTACTGTACCAGTACCACCTGCTGTAGCGCCAAGTGTACCATGTAGCCCAGCAGTACCGCCTGATGCGCTCGTAATGAAATTGAACACGTTATTGTCGTAATCAGATTTTAATAGAATGCCTGTTGCTTGACCATCACCTGATCTTGTGTTAGGGTCGCCACCGTCTTCATAGCCATTCCCACCTGCTCCACCGCCACCATACATGTCGAGTGTGAGGTAGATAACCTTACTTGCACCGTAGAAGTCTCCTACGGAAATAGCACCTGACGTTGGGACGTTAGAATTGATGTTCGCATTAGGAACTCTAGTACCACCACGATAATATTCGCTTAGGCTGTGCGGCTCAGCACCACCAAATTCATCAGCAATGTCTTTGATTGTTAGGGGACCTGATACTTTGATAGGCATGTCTTATTTACCCACTTTTTCTTGCAATTCCTTAATGGCTTCGATAAGTAGACCGATTACATTACCATGACGGACTGCAAGAGTTTCTTCGCCTGTTTTTGGATCAGTTGTAGTGTATACCGCACCCGGAAGAACTTCTTGCAACTCTTGAGCCATTACACCAGTCATAGGCGTATCATCCCCAATATAGTTAAAGTCATAACCGCCAAGCTGAGATACTTTATCAAGAGCATTCGTAATAGGTACGATGTTCTCTTTCAAGTTTCTGTCTGATACTGAACCATAAGCTGTAATGTTTCCTGTCGCAACAATAGCTCCATCGACATTAACGCCACCAAACGTTACACTATCAGAAGTAGCAACGCTTTGACCGATGCTAATAACACCCGCAGCAAAGCCAACGCCAGTACCCGCGCTGAGTGCGCCCCTAGCTCTAGTAGTTGTAAAGTAAAGATTTGTGCCTTCAGCCAAGTTGGTGGTTTTGTGGTTGGTTAACGAACTTACTGTACCATTCACGTTACCAGTAAATGTCGCTGGAATTTCTGCACCGTTACCGTTTTCAAATACCTTTGTAGTTCCACCTGGGGCATATACATCACCAATTAATTTACCGATGAAAGTATCACTTGTCAATGTATTTGAAACGATGTTGTTTGCTGTCACATCACCAGTAATTGTATTGGCTGTAATTGTATCGGCCTCAAAAGAACCAGTTAGGATCATGTCATAACCGTACATTGTGCCTGCAGGAGTAAGTTTGAATTTAGGCAAACCAGTTCCTGTGTCGATGATAAATGCGGCCTCATCAGAATTGTTAAAACCTACATCCCAAGAAATAGCAGTATCAGTATATCTTGTCTGTGCGCCACCGTTATCATATGAGAAAGTAGTGACTTCTTGCGCAGTTGTGCCATTAATTTGGATTGGGGAATTGAAGCCAATAGTACCTGCATTAGTAAAAGATGAAACAGTATCCATCTTAAGTTCTGTGTCTGCGATTAGGTTATTAGCTTGAAAGTCACCTTGAATGAAAGCATCACCAGTAGTGACATCACCAAGTGCTGATGCGGTTACTGCTTGGTCACGAAACAGACCGACCATTTCATTGGTTTTATCAAACCAGTTCTGGAAGGTTTGAGTTGACGTGATGTTCTGTATACTTGATTTTGCCATCTTACTTCTCTATCCGATCTAATCTATCACAAACTTGCACTAGAAGTTCTCTGATTGAATTTACTTCATTGCTTAACTTCGTCACTTTTGTGTGAAGCGCTCTTTCTTGTTTATATTTATTCAAAGCGGCAACATCAGTATTGAGTACCGCTCTTGAGTTTTCATGTCTAATAAACGAGTTCATTATGTCAACGCCAACGCTCTATAATCACGTACAGTTGGACATTTGCTGATATCAGAAGTGAGCATGTCAATTCTGATAGCAAACTTCCTGTACCCTGCAAAAGTACCAGAACCACTAGTGTATTCTAACACGCCAGATGCATCTTTATTAGCCGCCGCCAGTTCAAACTTGAATTCACGGTAGTCATCTTTGTTGACATCCGAAGAGAATACATTAACACCTTCAGTCAGTTCTAACTCAGTCCAAGGAATGGTATTGAAAGAAGCACTGTCGTATACGTTCTGTGGTCTGATGTAGACTTTGATATCTGAACCACTTGGACGATAACCTGTCAACAACACATTGATATCTTCAGCATCCAAATCTTCGTTTAGTTCGATTGTTTTTGAAATATACTTAGAAGTAGTAGCCGCATCATTAGTTGCTTTATATTGGTAAGCCAAAAGGGAAGCAGTTTCTAAATCAACAATCGGCGTAGATGTAGAGTTGGAAGCATTTGCCATTGCTACAGTAATGTCGAATGGTTTAGCCCCAACAGTATCGTTCGATTTACTGAATAGAACTACACCCTTACGACCAAACGTATTATTACCACCAAATTTCATTGGCATATTGTATGACGTTAGTGTGTCTGCTGGGTCTGTGAATGTACCACTCAACTTTGTAGAAGTGATAGAGTCGTTTGACTTCATGATCAGCGGTTGGATATAGCTGAGGTTGATGTTGTCGATAGTCCCAATAGTAGCTGTTCTACCACTGATAAATCCTGTAATAGTACCACCCACCGTAAATGGCTTAGAATTAGTTGCTGATGAGCCAGATAAGAACATCTGTGAACGCTCAAGTGCGTTGTAATGGACAATAGTACCCACAACAATGGATTTACATGTCCCTGCGCCAACTGTAAAGTCAACAGGACGATCTACTGTGATTGTCGTAGGAGTATCAACACTTACAACTTCAAAGATTTCGTCTCTTGATCCACCAACATTCGTCACCAAGATTTTATCACCAGCAGCAAAACTGTCGTTAAGTGAAGTACCTGTAATCGTAGTTCCATTGATAGGCATAGAGATGTTTGCAGATGTAGAACCTGTCAAGGCTTTTTCTTCATAAACTTCTTCGCCAGAAGTAAACTTGCCATCCCAATCGCTCAATGTAAAGAACTCGTGGTCGTCGTTTGTAAATGTAACCGAACCTGTATCTGCATTAAAATCATGTCTGTAGAGGTTGAATTTCAAGTCTTCGTCTTGGTATGATTTCCATGCTCTGTTGTTTGTGGATGAGAATAGAACCCCATCACCCCAGTCTTGTACAACTGATTGGCCTTGTGTAGCTCCCGGTGTCAAGTCTAGTCCACCAACTTTTGATGTGAACACTAGGTAATTTGGATCGTTAGCATCTGGCATGATTACTACTGAGTATTCTTTCTCGACGTCCATTCTGACTGGGGCATCAAAATCAATAGTTGTCACAGCGGATGCGTCATCACTCACATTAATTTGATTTGGTGTGAGGTGTATTTTGGAGAAAGGCAATACCTGTGATGCTGGGTAGCCGTTAACAACTTCACGCAACATAACTGTAGCACCGTTAACAGCACTCTTACGTTTGAAGAAGAGGTCAACTTTAGATACGAATACACTATTTGAGCCACGTCCCATACCCTTTTTGATAAAGAATGTCTGGGCGAGAGGGTCAATTGTTACTGTACGTGCTGGAAGTGTTCTTGTAGTAATTTCTGTTCCAACATCACTATCTGGAATTCTAGTGGAAGCTGTTAATGCGCTTTTCTCAACTGAGATGTTGTATGCATGATACTCCAAATCAATTATAGAAGTAGATGCGGATTCAATACTCGAATACTGATTAACATCAACTACAGTTAGAACTCTGTCGCCAACAAAGAATGTTCCACTTGGCAATTCAAATACCGCACGAATTACACCATTAGCATCTGTTGTAACAGCCCCACCTTTTTCGCCAGCACGTCTAACATTTCTGCTTGCGGTAGCATTTGTGCCTGGGCGTACAAATTCATTCACATCCACCCCATCAAAGAAGAAGTAGTGACGTGTGTTAGGACGAAGCCCAGCAGCGAACACCCTAATCTCACGAGAACGCATGTAAGGTTGGAATTCGAAGTTAGAAACGAAGTCGCCCACTGACTGATTAGCGGTTGTTTCATTAACATTTAATGCAGTTGTAGCAGTTGTAATAGTATCTTGGATACTCCACTGTCTTCCACCAAGATGTGTTCTTGTAGTAGATGTAGATTGGTTATTCTGCACTGTCAAAGGAATAAATTGTTGTAGGTTATCGACAAAATCACGGAATGGTGATACTAGATCGATATCAAGAGTAACTGGGTTTGTTACTGTATCTTGCGCCATGTCATGACTTGGTGACAATGAACCAACACCATCATATTTCCAGAAGTTAGATACACAGTTTCTAAAGTTGGTCGCATATGGCTGACCCAACAATTTTGTATGTGCATTTCTGCTTAGTGTCGCAACTTCCGCATCTTCAGTTGTAGGGAAGATTGTTGCACTTGTACCAGACTTATACTTCAAGTCAAGAGGGAAAGTGTTAAGCGCTGGGCTAAGACTTTTCGTATCTGAGTGAACAGCCGCTTGATACTCTGGGTTTGCCACATCAGCGATAGATGTGTCATTGAATGGGTCAACTAGGAAGCCGTTTTTAAATCTTGTCAAACCGTTTTCGTCAAGAACATTCAAGTTTTGTGTTGATTGCTCTAGTTGGTTTAGGCTGATGTAATATTCCATCGCATCAAGTTTTCTATCCATCTTCGCAATATCACGCATAGTGTAATTCTTAACACCTCTAGCCTTAGTGCTAACTGCATAGTAAGCTTTCTGTTGATCAGCACCTTCTTGCGCAGACAACATAGGATAACCTGGAATAGTAATCTCAGAGATAACAAGTTGATCAGCACCAACCTTAGGTGGCACTGGACGTTCATCTTCTTCACCTTTAACGATGGCAGACTTACCATAAGAATCCATCGTAATGGCATCAATTCTTCCCAAGTAGTGTTCTACATCAGCGGTTACGTTTCCGTTAAGCTGTGGGATAACAAAAGAACCTGTGAATGATGGTTGTACTGCACCAACAGCCGCTGTTACTACAGATGCCGCGCCTTCTGTCAATGCTGTATAGCTTGCGCCAGCACCTAAGTCAGCGTATGGTCTAAAGTCAAGACACTCTCTTAGAGGATACGCATTGCCACTTGTAGAGATGTAAGTTGGTACGTCAGATGATCTAATTTTGCCATCAGGAAGAATAGCAGTTACATCATCGATAGGATAACTGTTTACCGCAAAGAAGTTGATACCTGTTGCGTTGTTTATTTTGAAAACTTTTAGTTTAACTGTCAATGTGCCACTTGAAGGTTTGGCTCTTCCTGGAATAACTTCCATGTAAGAAAGGTCATAGAAGTTGTCTTGGGCGTTTCTTACCAAACGGAAAGTGTCTGTCCAGTCTTTGCCTGTGCTGTCTTCAACACTATCAATTGCATATACATCTGGGAAGCCCAAGCTGTATTTCGATTGACCATTGTTCCATACTACTTTGATGTATGGGTTTACCGACAGTTTGTTGAATGGCTGAGTAGAAACAATTCTTTTGTTGTAATAAACGTCGGCTGCTGGGTCTGATCCCGCCGCTAGGTTGATAGTAAGAATTGAGTTGTTTAGAGATGTGCTATAGCTTGTTACTGCAATCAAAGAGTTCGACGCATCTACTACAACAATGTCACTGTTATCACAAGCGAAGTCATCACCTGGTTGTGCGTTGATAGTAATAGAGTTGCTTACAACTGAAACGCTACTTTGTGTGCGCACAGGAACCGAAACATCAGTAATTTCTTTTAGGCTTCTTGTACCAGTATTGAAGACCATAGAAGAATTTCCAGTGTCTTTAATCATGGAGTTAGCCGCGATACTAATCGAACCACCTGTAGAAACAATACGCTCAACATCAGCAAAAGTTTTAGTTGGGTCTGTGATACTTGCGCCAAAAATGTATAGTTTAGTCGGTGTAATATTCTTTACGAAAGCTGAACCAATTTGTGTACCACCAGCGAGTTGAAGATCAACTGCACTATAATCAGTGGCAACTGTGCCATTGATCGAAACAATATCAACATATCCACCATAATTAAGAGATATCGATTGGTTTTGTTGAATGTTTGTTGTTATGACTGGATCGATAGTGATATCGACGTTGCCACGATTTTCTACTCTATAACCTTTGACGTATGCTGAACCTTTACCAACTAACGCCTTTAAGTCTGTGCCACGGCGTTCTGTTGTTACCTTGAAGTTCTCAACAATGTAGTCTCCGCTTTCTTCGTAAGTACGCTTAGCCATTTCTTCGGCAATTGAATTGAACTGGGAAACGTCTCTGATAGAAACAGCCGATCCGTTTTGATAACGAATTAATGTAAAGAAGTTCGCATCAACATCAGCAACCGCTGTTGATTTTACAACCAGTGAAGGAACCATTTTAAGTCTGTCTGCACCTGGAGCGTTTTCGTTTGTGCTTCCGTTAGCATTGTCGTAAAGGCTTTCGTCTTGCAATGAAGATACTAGAGTTTCTACTACTTCATAACCAACCGAAACATCATCTGGTTGATTGTCGTACTTAGAAACAACAAGTGTTTGCTCATCTGCAAATAGGAAGTGACCTTTTTGGAATACAACACCAGCCGCCGCTTGAATACCAAACGATTTGCCTGTTGGTGTTGGAAGCTGTGTTACGTTGATTGTTGCGACACTAAGATCAGTCTGGATTAGTGTTGAACCATCGTACTTGTAACGATTAATTGTAAGTTCTTCACCAGAAATAAATGTCTTGTAGTTGCTTGTTTCGTTTGTATTCAAATAGTTAATATACAAAGTGTTTAGGTTTGGTGGACGTGTCTCGAAACCTCTGTCTGTAACGATAATAGAAGCTTTAAGCCCAGTGATCGCACCTTCAACTTCATACTTTGTGTCGATAGACTTAGTTACGCCAGATACAATTTCATCGGCTGTTACTGGTCTGTAGCTTTCTGGATCAAACCCAGTTTTGTCAGTTAGCTTGACAAATTGCAATCCATTTAGGTTTGTGAAGTTACAACCCTTGATAATGCTACCTTCTTTATAGACGTTATCACCAAATTGTTCAACTTGGTTTTGCAAAATGGTTTGCAATTGAGTGAGTTCTCTTGCCTGTACGGCATATGCTGGCTTGAAGAGAATCTTGTAGAACTGCTTTTCCAAACCAAAGTCATCAAAGTATGGAGCAATATTAAGATTTGTATTAATTGGCATGTGTGAGGTTCCTTAAAATTCTAATACTAATTTGTATTCTTCTCTTGACGTTTCTGTCCTTGCGAGAGGAACAAAATCTTCCATGAAATAAACTTCTCCGCTACGTTGAACGTAATCAGACATGATTGTATTATTGGCTTGTGGACTATTTATGGTAATTCGTTGTCCTTGTGGATTGACCAATTTAACAGTGTTGTCGAATGAGGTGTCACTATCCGCAATGTTTTGGTATGGTCCCATGTAGCTAGATAGGTATACAGTATTCGAAGTAGCGTCTACTTCATGTACCTTACCTGCAAAAGTAACGTTGTTGTCACTATCAACCTGTGTTAACAAAGCGTCAACAGTTGCAAAGGCAAACTGATCAGTAGTGATTGCAATTCTGTTGTCAAACACTGTTGGTGTGTTTGCGCTATTTGCCGAAGCACTCAAGAACTCTGGATTTTTAATAACCCCAAGATGTGAGTAAGTGTTCGTTGCACCAATTCTATTGTTATTGGCTTCTGTGATATAGCCATAGAGTAGGATATGGCGACAATGCATTTCATCAATCATGTTCCATCCATGACCACCCTTTGGAGAAAGAACTGGTCTTAGAATAGCTCTTACGTCAATAGAAATCGGGTCTTCTGGATCAAAGTCAAATGTAGGATCAGTAATCGATGCTGTCACATTTGTGTAACCAGAACCTTGTTCTAGAATCAACAGAGAAGAAATGTTGCCATTTATGACATTAGGAAGCGCCTTCGCACCAGTACCGTCACCTTTTATAACACACGTTGGTACGATAGTAAATGTGGAGCCATTCAACACACCATCAGCGAGAGGTGTTCCCTCAACTCCAATCTTACCGTATTGAACTCCTATTTGAAATTCGTAAGAGGTGATCACGTAAAGGTTTGACGGTCCACCATCTGGGTTAGTCACATATATCGACATGCCAGTGTAGAAGTTTTTGATTTGATTTATACCTGTGGCTCTTACTGTTAATGTACCATCGTTACTAGGAGCCGCCATGAGGAAGCCACTGATAGATGGGTATCCAGCATTGTCAACAGGATTTTCAACGAAAATATCACTAATTTCTGAGCCATAAACAACATTGTTAGCATCAGCATTTGGGTCTGGATTGACTACTACATCAGCCGCAAGAGGAATAAAACCAACTGCGTTGTATGCTTCGAATTCTGATGGGGTGATTGCATACATAAACTTCCAAACATAATTGTCGGCTGTTCTGTATATTTGCCCTTCAGTGAATGGGTTCCAGTTTGGGGGTGCTGTAGATTTTCCGTCGTTATTATTGAACAAGCATTTGAACACACGATAATCGCCAGTGTCATTGTTTGTAGGTCCGACAACTGAATAGAACTTTTCGTCAGTCATATCCTTCTGGTCGTCGTACTGAACGTAAACTTGATCTTTCTGCCAAGGATGGTACTTGATCATGAATTTAGTATCTGAACCAAGAACTTTCTTACCAAAAACTGTATTTTCTAAAAATTGATTTTTACTGCCTTGGGAGTCAGTCGCAGAGATACGATCCGTACCTTGAAATACAGAAGATACGAATACATAAAAATCATTATCTAAAATGTCTGCATAGAACATTCTAGTTGTATCACTTTTTAATTTACTTGTCAATACCTCAGTCATATCACCTGCACCTGTTCTTTTCTAATATTTATAAGCAATTGCATCAACCTCTTCTACGAATACGTGGACGTGGGTGTGTTTTTCCAGAAGTTGGTCTTTTTCTAAAGTTTTTTTGGGGAAAAGTTGTTCCAGTAATTGCTCTTTGGTTAATCCATCTCAAGTATTTATTCGGAGCGCCTTGAAGACTATCTCTATCCATTGGATCATCTGCTTCAGTGTCAGCCATTTGATCTGAATTGGCGTTATCTATAAGCCATTGCTGAGCCTCTGCTTGTGTCATATTAGGCCAACTCTCTGCCAAAATAGCAACAACACCAGCAACCTGAGGTCCTGACATACTCGTTCCTTGATACTTACCAAGATCATAATTGTCATCTCTAGGATCATCGACACCACCAGACAACAAACTACTTTGGATGCCTTCACCAGCAGCGAAAATATCTACCTGATTACCACAGTTACTAAAGTTAGCCTTGTCTTCATTGACATCATTCGATGTTGCGCCAACGTTAATTACAGGGGCATAACCTGCACCAGAACCAGTACCTCTGTGCAAATTCCAAGTATAATCAAAGCCATTGAAAACCATGTTATATGTATTATTATAATCTTGATCAGATGAGTTTACTGTCTTCCAAGAAGCATTACCAGCAGATGCAACAATAATAATGCCATCATCAATAGCATCTTGCATATCAGCATTGCGAGAGGTGAAGTAGTTTGGGATGTCCATCTGTAGAGTTGGAGCGTAAAACCCACGATCACGTAATTCTTGCGTTGTCAAAGAACGACCTGGGTTAAAGTCAGTCCCACGATAGTTTGCCCTTGTAACTTGACCTGTTGTGTAACTACCATTGTAATTTGTCGTGATAGTAGAGCCATAACTGTTGTTTGTAACAGTAGGATTTCTACGACCAGTCTCTGGATTAATAGGTTTGCTATTATGCCAAGCACGTATATAATCCCACATAAGCGACGATGAGAGCGAGTTTGGGTTAGTACCATACGGACTTATATTATAGATGTCTGCGTCTCTAGCCCACCCCTGTGAGTTCCCAGCGACTGTTCCTGCGCAGTGTGTGCCATGGTTGTTATCACCTGTTCTTTCAGCGTTGCCACTGTCAATGTAAGGTGTATATGTGTAAGTCCCATTACTACCACCAGTCACTGAATTTGTCAATGAGAACCAGTTGAATTGTTTTACACGAGATGACACAGCATAACCAGAAACGCCTGCATCGTTATCTTGGAATATACTTCTTAATGTAGTGAAGTTTGGCTTTGTCAACACTGGATCGATGTATGTATTAAACAGAGCATATCCTAATGGGTTGTACGTCTGAATATTACTTGGCGTTCTCATAGTGTCAGCCCATTCTGGTGCGAGACTACCCCCATCCCAGAATTCACTCATCTCCCACATATTAAAGTTAAGAAGATATAGATATTCTTTGTAAGCTACTTCTGCTTGTTCAGCATTTGTATTCCAGTTAGGTGCATAATCTGTAGGATCAAAGTAACTACCATTAATAGCTTCTGACATAGCAAGATGTAAAGCTGTATTAGCAAAACCAGAGTTTTCAGATGCAACCCAATTCAATGCTACGTCTGAACCATCAACCGCACCTGGCAAACCAAATAAATGGATTGTGTGCATAAGGTGTTCTACGATTTCTTCCACATCAGTATCACCAACAGATGGTGACGGACCAGAAACGTTTCTATACCAAACCATATCGTTATGAACGTGTGTATCTAAGAAATTTTGATACCCCACATAAGAGTTAATGTTTTCATCAAGCAAGAAGTTTGGTTCATACTGTCCACCGCCGCCATAAGCAACACGTTGTGCTGTAGGTAAACCTGCATGCGTAGTGCCTGGCTCTCCTTTTAGAGTGGATATTAATTTCTTTTGAGCATCTAAGTTGACATTGTTGCCATCTGGATCGATCATTAGATCGACAACCCTTGCTGTCTTTCTAGCCCATTCATCTGGTACAGCAATTTGACCACCAGCAGCACCTGCAATAACAATTTTTAACCCATTGACAGTAACTGACCTATCAAATAATGCACTGTTTGTGTTGTCGTTTACTAAGTTGCCTTTGAAGTGTGCTGTCTCTCTTGGTTTAAATTCTGGATGTGCTGGGTCGATGTGTCCATCAACAATAACAACATCAACATTTTTACCTGAGGCAGTGACTGTTAGATCATCAATGTAAGTATTAGTTCCGTTAGAACCCCAATTAGCTCTGTTGGCATCTTCGCTGTGTCTCAACAATCCCCAGTTGTGGTCTGTTGCGTCTGTAAACCAATCCTTTGAGAATTTCTCGTTTACCATTTTCCAACCAGCAGGTCTTGTGGTAAGATCAATCATCTCAGCAAGTTCGACGTCCCATACTCTAGGATCGTTCTTCAACTCTTGTGCTTCTTCGTGAGTTAGCATGTAATGCGTGTTACGGCTTATTACTCTTCTGTTTGCAACTTCAACAGCACGTTTTGGAAAAGAAGGCTCAACGTCATATACATGAGCCGCACTTTCCTGCGCTTCAATGTCACCATAGAATTCTTCGAGATCATCCTTGTTATGCAAGGTGACGATATACTCATGCAACGGCATATTATGCCTCCAATTGAAGTACGTTTAATGTGACAACAACCGTTCCCGCCGATCCAGATTTGTTAGTAACTGCACATGGAATATTAGTTGTTGGAGTTGCTTCCATGTTAAAACCCATTGCAGATGGAGACATCAAAACAGTCTCTGCACCTGTTGTGATTACCTCTGCGATAACACCAGCATCTGGTGATGGGTCTGCCGTCTCAAGTCTGGATGCATCGGAAGTTCTGCTTGTACCGTTTGAATAAATTCTCACCCAAGCCGCTTTGTCAGTTGTGATCGATAGTAGTGCGTATCCTTTAAAGCCTACGATATCAAGATTGTTTGTAGCACCATCAGCCAATGAAGGTGTGGTTCCTACTTTACTTGATCTTGACTGAAGACTTGAACCTTCACTTCCACCACCGCCACCAGTAAATTCTGAACCGTTGACATAGATTGCGCCTGTAATATTCACCCCAGCGGCAGTCGTTTCCATTTTATTCACACCGCTGTGTGTCAAGATAACAGAGTTTGCCGTTGCGTTGACAATGATTTTGTCGTTATTATAGTTATTAATGTTCATTGGTTTTGCCATCTTAGTATCCTGACGCTGTTACGAATATTGGAACACTTGTATAGGTAATTTGACCTACACATCTCACGAAAGTGTTATTAGGTATGCCTGAGTTTGGAGCCTTGACTGTAACAGTAAATGTTATTACACCATTATTAACTGTCTCTGCAACTTCTACACTATTGAATATATCTTCAGAACCTACACCCATTTCCATGACATCATATGTTCCACCTTCTACACGGCTGAACAAAACTTCCATCGTTCTGTATTCATCGTTCCCATTAGTATTAGCTATTAGAGTTAGAAGAATTTTACCGCCACTCGTATATCTGTCCAATATTTTGGTATACACAACACCAAGAATTTCACTGTTGGCAACGTTAGATGGTGGGATGACATCCTGTAGTGTCGCAGAAATTGTATCGTTTATGACAAAGGGGATTACTTGGTCAAGACTGTTTACCTGTCCGTATGTAAACGAACCTGTGACTGTACTATCTTGGATTGAAACCGCACCAACCTGATCAACGAAAGAGAAATTACCACTTCCGTCAGTAGCCAAAATTTGGTTGTTCGAGCCATCCGTGATACTAAAATCTTCGATGCTCGTTGGCTTATCAGACAAATCAGTATAACTACCAGAAAATGCCGCCGCATCAGCGTTATACAATTCGGTGAAGTTTGCATTTACCTTTTGGAATGCGTTTCTTAACGGATCGCCTGTACCGTCGTTATCGGCAGTACCTGTATTTACAATTTGCTTAGCCATGTTTGCTCCTAAAGTCTTTTTACTTATTTATCTGTTTATACTACGTCAGCTTTGAGGTTAACTGTATCTACAGAAATAGTAGTTCTATCTGATGAGTATTTAATTGCTACGTCTGGTTGGTTCGGACCCACGATCTCAGGTCCACCAATTAGTTGGTCTTCTTTCTTAGAAACATAGAACCTATGTCCCAAACCAACTTCTGCTTTCTTCTTGTAAACGAACCTACCAAAAAGTCTCGTACCAGCAAGGTGGACGTTCTTTTTAAGAGTTTCTTCGTATACGCTAAGATCAACCGTGGATAAAATTTCATATGAGAATTCTTGGTATAGATTACTGTCGTGTATTTTATTGCGAGAGTCGTAATATTTACCGTCTTTGTAACCGTTGATATGACTTGTTTCGCTACCCCAGAAACCTGCTGTAATGCCTTGAGAATCAGCTTTGAGTGTGCCTCTTGCTTGTTTCTCGCCAGCATCGTTTACAAGGAAAACAGTTTCGCCATCTAGGTAACCAAACCCAGAATTGTTAACCTTAACTGCCGAAATTCTTCCTGTGGCAAACTGCGTTTTCGATCTCATATCCGCATTAGCGCCAAATGCTTCTGATGTGTAATCTCTTTCAGATGCCGTGACACTATAGCTAGTACCCTTGTGTTGAATAGGAGTTGTTTCAAAACCATAATAAGCATAAGGTCTGACTTTAATAAAAGAACGATCTGTATCGATGCCTGTGATAACACCATTCACTCCACTGTCAGATTGTGATATTGCATCACCAACAGAGAACGAAGCACTAAGAACTGGCATGATTAGAATTTGCTCATATCTATCAAATGCAATCATAACTGGATCGCGCACTAACGAGAACACGTCGTTTGTATAGTCTTCGCCTGGGTTGACGTTCACAAATGAATCAATAGTACCAATTTCAAATGGCGAGAGGTTGAATGCTTGATTTAAAGGTGTGCTTAAATTAACTGGATCAGCCGTGCCGCTCATTGTTGCTGTTGCTGGGGGATCGTTATAATTCGTTGCATCAATTGCAACTGACAAAAATGGTGACATCAAATCAGTAATTAGATTAACAGTTTCAATATTGGAAAGGCTCTCTACCTTAACATCAGTGTCTAAAGTAGTGTCTGGATACAAATCACCTGGAGAGCTATTGTTCTTTGCAGAAACTGTGTAGATGCCGCTGATAGTCACGTTTGGTGTTCTATCTAATGTAGTAATAGCTCTGCTAATATTAAACTCATCCCCATCATCCATCTTAATACCAACGGCTGATGCGTTCTGACCAATTACTGTACCTATGTTGCCACCAGTGTCAGTAAGTCTTTCCATGTTTGTAAAGCTAAAGTCTGGGTTGTCCAACACAAGAACTTGATTAGAGACTTCTAGTCTAGTATTCTGTATCGTATAACCAAAGCCCCCATCTGTCAATGTGTAATCAACGATGCCTGTAAATTCGTCTTCGGTATCAGTTACGATAACTTTACCGCCATTACCATATTCACTTTCAATAGAGAATTGATCACCGATAGCATTACCTGTCGTACCACCATAATCCAAGTCGATGTGCATTGCCGAAGCAGAACCATTCAAAACACCAAACGAAATGTCTTGACCATCAATTCTAGCCATGATATTATCGTACTTGGCAAACATACCTCTTACGTTAGTAAGATAGAGGATTGGAGTTAGTGTTCCGTTTAATAGAATGAAGTTAATCTTATCTACAGCCGCCTTAGCATTTGACGTAGAACCTACAATATTCTTAGCTAATAGATCACTGTACTGGTAATAGACATCATCATCTCTTCCATAGAAAACCCCACTATTAGGAACCATCTGAAGATATGTACCAGTCTGCCATTTAGAGTCGGATGGTTTCAAAACAAATTGTGCTGGATTGTTGATCTCAACATCTTCGTCATAAAAAAGTCTAAAGAATATAATGATACCACTCTCAGAACCTTTTCTTCTGTAAAGGTCTAAGATGTTCTTAACTACAATTCTTACACTAGAGTCTTCGAGCATTGGAAGATCGCTCAAGAACTTCTTCTGGAAGAAAATAATCATACTATTAAGAGTAGTCGAAATATCTCTATATTCAAACATACGTCTTGAGTTGTAGATACCCTGATTAGGTGTAGTTTCTAAGAACTCATAGTAGTCCTGTACAAGCTGAACCAACTCAGCATTTTCCTCACGATATATCGCAGGAAACTGTTGAGGTATCTTAAATGCTATTTTCTTTTCGATTTCTGACATTATTTCATCTCAATTAGATTGATTGTTACGTCTGTGTCTTTCACAGTAAATATTCTACCATTCGGGGCAGTAATATCGTTCTTTACTGTACTAGCCATGAATTTAATACCAGAACCAGTATATCCGTCTGTGATGAAGCCCACCAAGTTGACTTCTCCTGTATCGTAGTCTACAGTACCAATAGAAGGCTTAACCACTTTAGGGTTAGCAACATCACTCGTAATGATTTGAATTTTGCCAACACCATCATCTTGCAAGTAAACATTTGATCCGTTATACGAGAAGACACCAGTTTTAATTGCTGGTTTGTATGTCTCAAAT